GGGGCTTTTTCTTACCTGTAACAAACCCTTGAAGGCCCCGCACTGCGGGGCCTTCTCATTTATGGAGATTCAAACATGAGTGGATTCTTCCACGGCGTTACCGTAACCAACGTCGACACCGGCGCACGTTCCATCGCGCTGCCTTCTTCCTCGATCATCGGTTTGGTCGACACCTTCACCGAAGGCCCGACCGCCACGGCCAAGGCCAACGACCTGGTGCTGATCACCAGCGAGCGCGAAGCCATCGCTGCGTTCGGTGCCGATGCGGCAATCACCAAGGCCTGCCAGGCCATCTACAGCCGCACCAAGGCGGTCATCGTTGCCTGTGGCGTGGCCAAGCTTGAGGACGCTGCCGAGCAGACCTCGGCGATTATCGGCGGTGTATTGGCTGACGGTAAACGCACCGGCCTGCAGGCGCTGCTCGACGGCAAAAGCCGCTTCAACGCCCAGCCCCGCCTGCTGGTAACCCCCAAGCACAGCGCGACTCAGGCGGTCGGTACTGCGCTGGTAGCGCTGGCTGACAAGCTGCGTGGCCTGGCCATCCTCGATGGTCCGAACACCACCGACGAAGCAGCGATTGCCTACGCCGAGAACTTCGGTGCCAAGCGGGCCTTCCTGGTCGATCCGGGCGTGAAGTACTGGGATACCGCAGCAGAAGCCACGGTCGACGCACCGGCGTCGGCCTGGGTCGCCGGTCTGTTTGCCTGGACCGATAGCGAGTACGGCTTCTGGGCCTCGCCCTCGAACAAGGAGTTTGTCGGCCTTACCGGCACCAGCCGCTCGATCGAGTACCTGGACGGCGACGCCACCTGCCGGGCGAACCTGCTCAACAACGCCAACATCACCACCATCATTCGCGATGACGGCTACCGCCTGTGGGGTAACCGCACGCTGAGCAGCGATCCGAAATGGGCCTTCGTTACCCGCGTGCGCACCATGGACATCGTCATGGACGCGATTCTCTACGGCCACAAGTGGGCGGTTGACCGCTCGATCACCGCGACCTACGTCAAGGACGTGACTGAAGGCCTGCAGGCGTTCATGCGTGATCTCAAAGCCCAGGGCGCAATCATCAATTTCGAGGTGTTCGCCGATCCCGAGCTGAACACCGCCAGCCAGCTGGAGCAGGGCAAGGTGTACTGGAACATCCGTTTCACCGACGTGCCACCAGCAGAAAACCCGAACTTCCGTGTCGAGGTCACCAACCAGTGGTTGACCGAAGTCCTCGACCAAGCCGCTTAATCAAGGAGCAACAACCATGGCAATGATTCCCGAAACCCTGGCAAACCTGAACCTGTTCGTCGATGGCGTCAGTTTTCAAGGCGATGTCCCCAGCCTGACCCTGCCGAAGCTGACCCTGAAAATGGAGGAGCACCGTGCCGGCGGCATGGACATGCCTATCGAGCTCGACATGGGCATGGAAAAGCAGGAGGCCGGTTTCGTCACCACCGGCGTACGCCGCGAGTCGCTGAAGTTCTTCGGTCTGGCTGACGGCTCGTCTTTCAACGGCACCTTCCGCGGTGCGTTCAAAGGCCTCAAGGGGCGTATCACGCCGGTCATCGTGACCCTGCGCGGGGCCCTGAAAGAAGTCGACATGGGCGACTGGAAGGCTGGTGACAAGGCTGAGATCAAGCACAACGTGGCGCTGACCTATTACAAACTGGAAGTGGACGGTCGTCCGGTTTACGAAATCGATCCGCTGGGCATGAAGCGCGTCATCAACGGTGTCGACCAGCTCGCCGCCCAACGTTCGGCCCTGGGCCTGTAAGGAGACTCCATGAATCAGGCAAACAACACACCGAGCTGGTTGAACGTGAGCGCCGAGCGCGTGGTCGTGACGCTCACCAAGCGTTCCGAGGCCAACGGCGTACAGGTCGACAGCCTGTCGCTGCGCGCCCCCACGGTGCGTGACATTCGTGCCGCGCAATCGACAGCGAACAGTGACGATGAACAGCGTGAGCTGAACCTCTTCGCCTCGCTGGCCGAAGTGGGTATCAAGGACCTCGAAGGGCTTGCCCTGAAGGACTACAGCCGCTTGCAGGCCGGGTATTTTCGTCTGGTGCAAGACGACGAGGTTTGACCCCGCCGTGCAGAGGGCGGCGGCAAGGCGGCTCGCCAAAGAGCTGAACTTTTCCGCCGCCGAAATCATGACCATGTCGTTCAGCGACATGGTCTGGTGGCTCACGGATTAAGCCTGTGGCTTGGCTATAGGGGAATCGGATGGCGAGCAATCTGGAAGTGAACCTGCAGCTCGGTGGCTCCGTTACGTTTACGGTGGGCATCGCGTTCAAGGCGGTCGAAGACCGTATCAAGAAAAACACCAAGGTACTGGAGAACATATTCGCCGAAGTCTTTCGCCTGCGTAACGAGGCGAAGCCTGTGCCGAGCACGGGTGTTAATGGGGACGGTGAGTTGCGACCGTACCTGAACGCAACGCTCAACCTGCTTCAGCAGCAGCTCGTTGCGCTACGTCAGCAACGTCCGGTAGTGGTGTCAGTGAGCCAGGCTGGAGCGGCGGCAAAGGCGGTAACACCTGAGCGGGACAACCTGAAGGTTTTCGAGGACCTTCCGGCGCTCGGCCAGGCGGTAAAGGTTGGCAAGGCGTTGGTGCTGCCAACGCAAATCAGCGCGCAGTACCAGAAGATCACCCGCGATATTGCAATCAGTGCGGGAGTGGCCGATGGCGATGAACCTTCGGCGAAAGAGCAGGAAGTGATCGGCACCGTCAGTGCGATCAATGAGGCAACCGGGATGGAGCGTAACCAGGCGGCCACATTGATCAAACAGTTGTACGACTCCGGCATGGGGCTGGATCAGGCCCTGGCGTACGCTCCTGTGGCGGCAAAGTTTTCGGTTGGGCAGGATGCCTCGATTGACGACACGGCGCGCTTGATCGGCGAGTTGCGAAACAACCCGAAGATCAAAAAGCCGGCTGACCTGGAAAAGGCGCTGGAACATATCGTGCTCCAGCGCAAAGGGACGGGCGAGGGCGTTACTGACAGTTTGACTGCTTCACAGAGTCAGGGCTTGAACACGGCGCTCAACAGTACTCAGCCCCTGGTGTCCAGTGGGGTTCTCGACAGGGACCTGATCGCACGCCGTGGCACTTCTGATCGACGCTTGAGCGAAGCGTCCGATGCGGTCGATGATTCGCTACGCAGCTTGGGCGATTCCATTCGGCCGTTGTCGGACGGACTGGCCGAGGGTGTTACCGCGACGGCAAAAGCATTTACCGGTGCCCCGGATGCGATCAAATGGCTGATCGCGGGGGCCACTGTGCTTGGCACCACATTCATGCTGTTCAAAGGTGGAACGGTCGTTCAGAACCTCTTGAGTAAAGTACGAGAGCGATTGCCGGGCGCGTCGAGGCCGGAGACGGTCAGTGGTGGCTCGGAACCGGGTAGCGACCTGTCGAACAGGTTCGCATTCAGCGATCCGCTCAATGTATACGTGGTTAATGCCAGCGATATCGGTTGCTGTGTCGGGCATAAAGGGCGAGAGCAAAGATGCTCGCCGCAGAGCAGGCGAAAGCGTTCGCAACGCAGGACGCCACAAAGTAAGACACCACGCAGCAGGACGTCGCAAAGCAAGGCCCCACAGGGCAGGACGCCTCAGAGTAAGGTGCCGAAAAACAAGGCACCACAACGTAAGACGCCTTCATCGGGGCCGCCGGAGCGTTTGCGCCCGTTACCAGCCCCAGCTTCACCCGTGTCGCCGACCAAACCGTCGGCCCCCGTCAGTACCGTTGGCAAGATCGGCGCCGCGATCAAGGAGGTTCGTGGTCCGGCTTTTCTGGAGGCTGGCATCAAGACCGTCGCCACCTTCGTGAATGCCGAAACCCCGGCAGAAAAGGCCGAGGGCTACGGTGCAGCCGCTGGCGGTCTGGTGGGATCGGTCGTTGGCGGCGTGATCGGTGCGTTCGTCCCGGTGATCGGAGTCTCCATTGGCGCCTTGCTCGGTGGTATGGCGGGCGATGCAATCGGTGGCTGGCTGGGCAAGCGCAAGGCGTCATCCGGCGAGGAGCCGGTAGCTGCCGCCAAACCAGCGGACAACGGCCTACCTGTAGCTGCACAACCGGGTGATGTGGTGCGCTCGCTGGTGAGTGCCGTGCCCACGGCTGAAACACCGTCAACACTGGCAAACGCTGGCCCAGCGCTGTCCCAGCCGCAACAAGTCAGCCAACAGTTCACATTCACCCCCAACATGCCCATCACCGTTCAGGGCAGCGTCACCGACCCCATGCTGCTTGCCCAGAACCTGCAAGCCATGGTCCGCCGGGAACTTGAGGAGCTGATGCGCATGGCGACTTCCCGTCAGTTGTCCGACGTGCCCCATGTCTACGTCTAAGGAGAACCCATGGCTTACCTGCAACAGTTACAGTCTGCCCTGAGTTCCGTGGTGAAGGCCGGGCAGGAGGGGCGCCAGAGCATCGACAAGATGCTGGCGCCGATGAACAGCGCGGTCAGTGACATCACCGGCGTAGTTGCCGAGCTCGAAGCCATTCCCTTTGTCGGGCCGGTGATCGGGGCAAAGCTGCAACGCACGATGCGCGCCATCGATACTGCGCAAAACACCGTCAAGAAGGTTGTGGACACATACGATAAGGGTGTTGCGGCGGTGGTACGGGTACAGGGACAGGTCAAGGCATTCGACGATCAGCTGGCCAAGGCTGCGGCGAAGATCAACCAGGTGGCTGGCAAGATCAGTCCATCGCTGGCCAATATCCTGCCCACTGGCAGTTTCGCGCCCGAGGTCACCCCGGCTGCGGAAGCGGTCAAACCTTTTCCTCATCTGTTGATCCTGCAACCGCTGGATGGCGTGTCACCGGGGTACTACTTCAACCTCGATACCGCAGCCTTCGAAGAACTTCGCCGCCAGACCAGCTTTCGCTGGGTCGGCCAGGAGCGCCTGACGCGCAGTGCTGCCCAGCAGGCGGTGAGCCTGGGTGAGGAAAAAATCAATATCAGGGGCGCGGTGTTCCCGGCGCTTAAAAGCGGTCTTGGCCAGTTGCAGACATTGCGCAGTTTCGGACGTTTGTTGCGGCCAATGAGTCTGGTCACCGGATATGGTCAGGTGCTGGGCAACTGGTGTCTGACCGGCATCGATGAAGAGCAGAGCTACCTTCTGGCGGGTGGAATTCCGCGTAAACAGGCATTCACACTGGAGTTTGTGAGCTATGGCGACGACCTGCAGAACCTCTGACGGCGATGTACTCGACACCTTGTGTCAGCACTACTACGGACACCTGAACGGCAGCGTCGAAGCGGTACTCAATGCCAATCAGGGCCTGGCCGACGAACCCCAACCGTTTCGCGCCGGGGTCCTGATCCAGCTACCGCAGCTGGCCACAGCCAGCGACGCTACGGTTCAGCTATGGGACTGACGCCGCAGTCACAGGTTCCGCCACCAGACCCCGCCGCGTGCGGGGTCTGCTTTTCTGGAGCATGAGCCATGCAACCTGAGTTTCGCATCGTTGCCGACGGCAGCGACATCACTGCCGTGATCAACGACCGACTGTTGCTGCTACGCACCTGCGACAAGCCTGGAATGGAGTCGGACGATTTCGAGCTGCGCATTGATGACCGTGACGGCGCGGTGACCTTGCCCGCGCGCGGGGCGCTCATCGAGATTCACCTCGGCTACGCCGGCCAGACCCTGACCCGTCTGGGGCGCTACACCGTGGATGAAGTCGAGCTGTCCGGGCCTCCCGACAGCGTGATCATTCGTGGCAAGGCCAGCGACATGCGCGGTACTGGCAAAACCATACGCAGCGGCAGTTGGGAGAATGTCCCCTTGCAGCAGGTCGTGCGCGATATCGCTGCGCGCAATGGTTGGCAGCCGGCGTGTCCGGTGCTGACCCGCGTGCAGCGGGTCGATCAGTTCAACGAATCCGATTTCAATTTCATCACACGCCTGGCCAAACAGTACGACTGCACGGCCAAGATCGGCGACGGCAGGTTGTTGGTGTTGCCGCGCCAGGGTGGGCAGAGCGCAAGCGGCAAAGCCCTGGGCGTTGTGCGCTTGCGGCGTTCGGATGTCACGCGCTGGCAGTTTCGTCTGGCTGACAAGGGTACCTACAAGGCTGTGCAGAGCCGGCATCAGGACAAGCGCAGCGGCCAGCTCAAGGTGGTCGACCTGGCCAACGCCGAAGCGCCGCAGGGGCTGGCGCCGGTTCATACCGACCGTCATCTCTACCCGGACCAGGCATCGGCGCAGCAGGCCGCCAGGGCCAGACTGGCAGCGCTCAATCGCAGCACCGCCAACGTTCGTCTGGACATGCCTGGGCGTACCGATCTGTTTACTGAACGATCAGTCGATCTGCAGGGCTTCAAGAGCGGACTGGATGGCGAATACCTGGTGGAGTCGGTGGAACAGGTGTTCAGCGCTTCCGGCTGGACGACAACAGTCGAGTGCAACGGTGGTAAACAGGGTAAAGCCAAGGCCAAGGGTAATAAACCGCGTAAGGCTGAGGTTACGCGTTGAAGGACGTTGCCATACAGGCGAGGTAGATATGGAAATAACTGAAAAGACGCTGTTGTTGATTTTCCCCAACGCCCGCCAGCAAGCGGGCGTTTTTGTGCCTGCCTTGAACGCCGCCATGCAGCGCTGGGAAATCGATTCCCCGCGACGCATAACGGCCTTCCTGGCACAGATTGGCCATGAGTCGGGGCAGTTGCGCTATGTGAAGGAACTGGGCAATGACCGCTACCTGTCGCGCTACGACACCGGCAGCCTGGCCCTGCGTCTGGGGAATAGCCCGGAAGCCGATGGCGACGGTCAGCTGTATTGCGGCCGCGGTCTGATTCAGGTCACCGGGCGTAACAATTACCGCGCCTGCAGCATGGCGCTGTTCGGCGATGAGCGTTTGCTGGAGCTGCCACAGCTACTCGAACAGCCACGCTGGGCAAGTGAGTCGGCGGCCTGGTTCTGGCATTCGCGCGGGCTCAATCAGTTGGCCGACCGCGGTGAGTTCAACCGTATAACCCGCCACATCAATGGCGGGCTCAATGGCCTGGAGGATCGCCTGAAACTCTGGGCGCGGGCACGCGAGGTGCTGTGTTGAAGCGCTTGCAGGCCGGAGTGCGGATAGCGCTGTTGCTGCTGGTTGCAGGATTGACCTGGCAGCTTCAGGCCTGGCGTTACGGCGCTATGTTGGCGCAGCAGGCGCAGGCCCATGCCCAGGAGCGCCAGCAACAGGCTGAGGCCCTGGCGCGCCTGCAGCGTGACGAACGTCAGCAACGCCGGGTGCTGGAGCAACAGATAGAGGCCACTGACCAATCCCATTACCAGGAGCTACTCGATGCTCAACAGGCTCAAGCTCGTTTGCGTGACCGCCTGGCTACTGCCGATCTACGGCTGTCAGTCTTCCTCGACGCCAGCGCCGCTCCCGGTCTGCCTGCCAGCGCCGGCACCGGCAGCCTGGATCATGACCCCGTACGCGCCCGACTTGACCCGGCGCATGCTCGACGAATTATCGCCATCACCGAACAGGGCGATCAGGGATTGATCGCCCTGCGCGCCTGTCAGGCCTATGTGCGCGCGCTACAGCGCTGAGGAGTTGTGCCGGGCGGCAGCTGGTGTAGGGTAGGCGGCAGTCTTTCAAGGAGCTTGCCATGGACCCGATCACTGCGCTTTCCGCCCGCCTGGGCGAACACCTGCGTCGCTTCAATGCCCAGGTGACCACCGCCGAGTCCTGCACCGGCGGCGGCATCGCCGAGGCCATCACGCGGATTCCGGGCAGCTCGGCCTGGTTCGAGGCCGGTTACGTGACCTATTCCAACACGCAGAAGACCCGCCAGCTGGGTGTGCCTGAAACCCTGTTCGCTCACGTAGGGGCTGTCAGCCAGGAGGTGGTCGAGGCCATGGTCCGCGGCGCCCGGGTCGCCAGTGGCGCGCGTTTTGCCGTGGCGGTCAGTGGCGTGGCCGGGCCGGATGGCGGATCACCGGCCAAACCGGTGGGTACCGTATGGCTGGCGTGGGCCGATGGCAGCCATGTCAGCAGCGAGCGCCGGCACTTCGACGGTGACCGCGACGAGGTACGCCGACAAACGGTAATCGCCGCGCTAGAGGGCTTGTTACAGCTTGGTGCAGAGTAAATCGCACTTCGGGGGTAGGCGGGAACAAAACCCTGTGGAATAATACTGGCTACTTATACAGGTGTTCTGGCCGTCAGGCCCTATCGATTACGTGAGGACTTCAAT